GAGCACCAAAATGTCGCTCGCCGAAGGCGTAAGCGCTCGGGTCGCGTATAAGGCTTACGCAACCGGCGCCATTCAGTCGAACACGCAACCCGTCTCGAATACCGATCCCGGCCCGTCCGGAGCGCAGACGCTCCGCCGTGTCGCTTCGACACTAAAGCTCGCCAAGGACAGTTACTCGGCGACTGAAATCCGGAGCGACCGGCAGACGGTCGACTTTCGCCACGGAACGCGCCGCGTCACCGGCTCGATCACGGGCGAATACTCTCCCGGCACCTACTGGGACTTGTTCGAGGCGTCGACCCGCGGGACAAGCGCGCCGCCGGTTACGCTTACCAACACCGGGCTGACGAGCGTTGTCGGCGACGCGGCGACGTCGACGCTTCAATTCGGCTCCGGCGATCCCGTCGCGCTCGGCTTGCACGTCGGGAGCATCTTCCGGCTCTCCGGCTTGACCGGACCGGGCGCGGCGAATAACGGCGTGAACTTCATTGCCTGCGGCTTTAGCGGCGTGACGAACTCGACGGTCCAGGTCTTCCCGCCGCCGGTTACGATGGCGGCCGAGCTGACCTTCACGCTGACGACGACCGGCGGGCATCTCATCATCCCGTCGACCGGGTTCGTCTCGCGGAAGTTCGCCTTCGAGACCTACCACGAAGACATCGCGATCTCGCGGCTATTCACCGAGTGCCGGGTCGGCGGCTTCACCGTTACGTTGCCGGCCTCCGGTCTCGCGACGATCGAGTTCCCGATGATGGGCCGCGACATGGAGGTCTTTAAGGCCGACACGATCCCGGCGCCGTTCTTTACCGCACCGGCACCGGAGACGACGACCGGGATTTTCGCGGCGGTCAATGGAATGCTCCGCGTCGCTGGCTCGGTCGTCGGCGTCGTGACCGGGATCAATTTCGCGATGAACCTTACGCCGGCCTCGGACGCGGTCGTCGGCCAGGACTTCGTCCCGGAAGTGTTCCTCGGCTCCGCGGCCCTCACCGGACAGGTGACGGCCATGCTCGAAGGCGCCGACCTTATCAACAACTTCTTGAACGAGGACGAGATCGACATCCTCGTCTATCTTACCACGACGAACCATCCCGGCGCTCCGGCCTGCTCGTTCTATCTCCCGCGGGTCAAGTTTTCCGATGCCGACGTCGCGGTCCAGGGGATGGGAAGCCAGTCGTTGACGCTTCCGTTTACCGCGCTGAAGTATGTCGGCAGTGCGGCCGGCGTCCCGCAAACCACCATCCAGTTCACCGACACCGAGGCGACGTAATTACAGCCGCCAAGTCGTCCCGCCGCCACGGGTCAACTGTCCCGCGCAAGCGGGGCGGTAGCGCTACCGAGGGCGCGTCGCTGGCGGGCGGCGCGTCCTCTTTCGCATCTCCGCCACCAGCCGCCAATGGAGCACGTCCTATGCTTAGTATCGAAGAAGCGCTCGGCGCTCTATCGCTCGCGGTCGACAAGCCGCAGCGGATGATCTTGCTACACTACCAGACCCGCCAGCCGCTCCGCGATCCAGCCGGCAACGAAGGCTGGGTCGACGTCTATTCCGGTGACTCGCAGATCGCGCGCCGGCACGACCGGGAAGTCCTGCGCCGGATTTATAAAATGCGCGGCCGGGCGACGATCACGCCGGAGGAAACCGAGGCGAACGAGACCGACCTTCTAGTCTCGCTCACGGCCGACTGGAAGTTGCTCAGCCTCGATGGGACGCCGCTCGAAGTCCCGTTCTCGCCGGAGAACGCGCGCCGGATATACGGCGCTCCGGCGGCGCGGTGGATCAGAGACCAAGTGTTCGAGTTTCAAGCAGACCGCGGAAATTTTACGCCGGTCTCGTCGCCGACCTCATTGAATGGGCCGAGGACGAGTTCCGAGCTAACCGACAAGCCGTAGATGGCGCGACGGAGCGCGACCACGCCGAGTCGGCCGCGGCACAGTGGGCGAAGATACCCGCCGCCTTCCGCGCGCCCGGCCGGCGCGAACAGCCGGTGCAGCTACCGGCGCTCGTCACCGTCAGCGGTCCGGAGTTCCCGGACGCGATCGAGTATTTGTGGCGCTGGTTTCAAGAGATATCGCTCGGCCTGCCGGTCTCCGGCTTCGGCCCGCCGGTCGTCACCTGGGAAGCGCTCCGCGCGTGGCAAGACCTAGCCGGCGTCGGCCGGATCGAGCCGTGGGAAGCGCGCGCCTTAGTTCAGCTCGGGATGCTCCGCGCGGCGATCCTCGCCGAAAAGAGCAACGCCGAGAACCGGCAGCAACAGCAGGCGCGGGCATCGCCGAGTATTGCCTCGATCCCGCATCGCACACTCCCGCCGCCGCCGTCGATCCGGCGGCGATGAGGTCGTCCCGTGGCTGATATCGTCACCACTGCGCTTTACAAGCTGCAAGTCGACGGCGTCGAGCAAGTCAAGCAGGCCGACGCCGCGCTCGCGAAGCTCGCCGACACCGAGGACAAGGCCGCAGCCTCCGCGGCGAAAGTAACAGCCGCCAATGACGAGATGGCGGCTTCGGTCGCGGAAGTTACCGTCGTCGAGACGCGCGGCGCCGCGGCGAAACAGACCTCGACGGCGCAGCTCGACCGCTGGCTCGCCTCGATGGACCGAGCGACGCGGATCAATCAGCAGTATCAAGCCGGCCTCGCTCGTGTCGCCGCCTTCGAGCGTGACCAAGTCGGAACCGCGGAGGATCGGGCGCGCGCGCTCGCGCTTGTCAATGCGCGCTACGATTCGCAGATCGCGGCGCTCGACAAGGTCGGCCGAGCGACGAACGACAACGTGAAGACCGGCGCCCAGCAGACCGCGGGATTGAACGCCAGCACCCACGCGGTCAACGACAACGCCAAGGCGCACGAGGGCCTATCGGTACAAGGTCAGTCGGCGTTTCACTCGATCCGCTCGATGGCCGAGCAACTCGCCCTCGGCGCACCACCGACACAAGCGCTGACGGCGCAGCTCAATCACCTGTCCTTCGCCGCTTCCGGTCCCGGTGGCCTTAAAGGCGCCTTCGGTGAAGCGATCGGGATGCTCGGCAACTTCATCACGCCGACGACCGCTGCGATTGCCGGGGTCGTCGCGCTCGGCGCCGCGATCGCCTACCTCGCCGCCCACGCCGCGGCCGATAACCAGCGGCTTAAAGACTACAACATCACCCTAAAGACGATGGGCGATACTGGCGAGATAACGGCCGAGAAACTCAACGTCGCCACCAAAGCGCTCATCAACCAAGGCGAGGAAGCCGACAAGGCGCAGGCGGCGATCAAGGCCCTTATCACTATTCCGGGGCTCGACAAGGGATCGGTCCCGTTCCTCGCGCAACTGGCGGAGAACATCACCGCGAACCGCGGCGGCGATATCGTCAGTTGGGCGGAGAAGCTCGGCAAGGCGGCTTCCGGCACCGCGGACGAGCTCGAGAAACTCAACGAGACGCTAGGCGTCAAATACACCGATGCCGAGCGGGCCGCGATCAACGCGAGCAAGATGGCGCGCGACGAGAACGCGCAGCGAATAATCGAACTACAGGCGCTCGCCAATAAGTTTGCTGGCGTCGCCGCCGCGATGAAGACCCCGTGGCAGGAAGCCCTAGCCGAGCTGAGGACGACGTGGAACAAGTTCCTCGACGAGTTCGGCCCGCCAGCTCTTGCGATCGTCACAGATTTCTTCAAAGAATTTAATATCCTAATCAAGAACACCGCGCATGAACTGCAGCTTCTCAAAGACCTGTGGGAGTGGGGCAAGGCCCACCTACCGCAATGGAGTGGCGACGATCCGACCGGCGCGCGAGCCGCGGCGGCGGCACAAGCGGCCGGCGCTCCGGGTGGTACTAATCTCGGCCCACCGACAGCGACCGGCGCCGGAGCGGATAGTATCCGGACGGGGATCCAGTTCTTCCTCGATAAAGGTCTCGCGCTCGAGCACGCGACCGGGATCGTCGCTGCGCTCGCGGTCGAGAGCGGCGGCGGGTCTTCACTAGACCCGACAGCGGTAAATCCCAAGTCCGGCGCTTATGGCATCGCCCAGGCGCTCGGTAGTCGTCAGCCAGCCTATAAGGCGGCTGGTGACAATCTGCTGGGGCAGCTCGAGGTCGTCTGGTCGGAGTTTACCGGGAAGGAGTTTGAGGCGTTCAAGACCATTCTCGCGACGACGACAGCGAAGGAAGCTGCGATCGCGATGGATAATTTCGAGCGCGCGCAAAATCCGGCCTCCACCGCAAAGGCCGGCGCCGTTGCCGAGCAGCTCGCCTCCGGCCTCGCCAGCGGACTGACATCGAAGCCGGGAACGCCCGCCTACCTCCCGGACGTCAGCACTACCGCTCCGCGGACTAAGCAAGATACCAGCGAGGCGCAGGCGAATATCGTCGCCAAGCAGCGCTCCGACCTCGCCCTCTATAATCAAGAGCTCGGCAAGCAAGGACGGGCGCTCGCGGAGGTCCAGGCCCGTACCGAGGCGACACTCGCGGCGGAGTCGAAGGGCCTCGAGGGCGATTATAAAAAGGATTACATCACCAATGCCGTAACGGCGAAGCTGAAGGCATACGACGCGCAACTCGCGCTAACCGCGGCGAACGAAGACAAGCAGACACAAGGCATCCTGGCGACCACCGAGGGGTTCCTCAAAGGCGAGATACCGGGACTGCAAGCGGCGGCGCAGGCGCAGGCCGAATATGCGGTAATGACCGGGACCGCGGCGAACGTCGAGCAGAAAAAGGCGGCGATCCTAAAGGCCAGCGCGGCCGAGGCGCTCGCCGCCGGAGCAAAGGCATTACCGGCGCTCGAACTACAGCTCGGCGCCAGTACCCGTCTCGCCGACGCCACCGCGAAGGGAACCGCGGCGGAGCATGAAGCGGTCCTCGAGAACCAAGTCGCGACGGCGACGCACGACGCGCTCGCGAAAGCGATCGCCACCGGCAACCCGGCGCTAATTAAGCAGGCCGAGGCGATTACGACCGTCACCGGAGCGCTAATCAAAAAGAACGACGTTCAGCAGCAGACCTATCAGCTCGAGCAACAGAACAACCAGCGCACCAACCAGATACAGGTGCTCGAACTGGAAGCGAAACTCCAAGGCCAGACGAGCGAAGAAATACAACACCAGGTGTTGTTGCTCCAAACCAAGCAAGACCTGCAAGCGCGCGGGCTGACGACCTCGGACGCGATCTACAACACCACCCTTAAAAGTGTCGAGGCGTACTCGCAAGCGAACATCCAACTCGCCGAGGCGAGCCGCGCGCAGCAGGGCATCAACGACGCGATCAAGTCCGTCGCCGACACCGCCGTGACGACACTCGGGACCGCCTTCGGCGATATCTTCAGCGGGAAGAAAGTCACCGACTGGGGCGCGACGGTGAAGTCCACTATCGCGTCGATCCTACAGAACCTCGTCACCGGCTCGATCATCAAACCGATAATCGGGACCGTCCTTACCGGCTTGGGCTTCGGCGCGGTCGGCTCGCAGTACGGCTCGATCGGCGGGACCCTAAGCGCGATCGGCAACATAGGCGGCGGCGGCGCGAGCGGTACTAGCAGCACCAGCGGACTTAATACCGGGACGCTATTACAAGGCGGCGGCTTGCTGAAGGACATCTTCGGCGGCAGCGGCAGCGGCGGCGGGTTGTTCAGCAAGGCCGGCGACTTCCTCAACAACACCATCGGCACCAATCTAGGATTTCAAGCATCGGGGCCGCTCGCTCAATACGGCGGGCTATCGGCGACCGAGCTTTCCGACCTCGGACTCAGCGCTCCGGCCGGCTCGGTCTTCGGCTCAACCTTCGGGAGCTTCCTCGGCGGCGCCGGCCTCGGCTTCGGCGCCGGCTCGCTACTGAACACCGTCCTCGGCGGGAACAAGACCGGCGGGACGATCGGGAGTGCCGGCGGAGCGCTCGCCGGAGCGGCGCTCGGTAGCTTCTTCCCGGTCGTCGGGACGATTGCCGGCGGCTTGATCGGCGGGCTTGCCGGTGGCGGTCTCGGCGGTCTATTCGGCGGCGGGACGAAGAAGCCGGACCAAGCCAGCGGCGGCGTTATCAATCTAGCGACCGGCCAGATTATGAATGCGCAGTCGGGAGGGAATGCGCAGAACGATGCGACCGCGAGCCAGATCGGCCAGACGCTCGCAGCCGCGGTTACACGGGCGCTCGCGATACCCGGCGCGGTACTACCCGGCGGCGCTGTCAGCGTCCAGGCCGGTAGCCGTGACGGGATCAAGCTCTCCTATCAGGGGCAGGAATATAAATTCGCCGACGCCTCGAGCGCGATCGCGGCCGGCTTGATCGCCCTCCGGGACAACCTTACCGGCGTTTCCGAGACCGTCCAAAAAGTCCTGCACAACATCAGCGACCCGAACCAGATCAACGCGGCGCTCGACTTTGCTGCGGCATACGACAAGCTCCAGACCGCAGCCGATAGCGCGTTCTCGACGGTCGAACAGGGTACGGTTGCAATCGGGCCGTTTGAAACGGCGATGAACCAAATAACTACGCTGTTTGACGGACTGACGACGCAGACCGAGCAATTCGGGCTATCGCTCGATCCGGTAAATGCCGCGCTCGCCGAAGCGACCAAGCGACTGAATGACGACTTCGCAAAGGCGGTCGACAAGGCGTTCAACACCGCGACCGGGAAGGACTTCCTCAACAACATTCAGGACATCCTCGACAACTACCAGACGATGGCGCGCGACGCCTCCGCGATCGGCGCAAGCCGGGCCGTTCAAGACAAGCTAGGCGGGACGGTCGACGCACAACTTCAGAACGTGCTTACTCAGCTCACCGGACCGCAGCTCGACGAGGTAATCGCCAGCTTTGGCACTCTCGCCTTTACCGATCTCCCGGCGCTCGCGAAGGCGGCGAAAGATGCGGCCGACGCGACCGCGGCGCTAACGCTCGAGACGAACCGGCAAGCCGCCGCCTACCAGATACAGCAGGACTACGACACCGCCGCGGGGCAGGGCTTCCTCTCGCAGCTCCGCGACTTGGATAAGGCCCGGCAAGCGGCGCAGGCGAATGCCAAGGCGCTAAACCTCGGCGACGACCGGCAAGGCGTTATCGCCGAGACCGAGCACCGCGCCGCGCTGACGATCCTGCAAGGACTGAATAACGACCAGCTTGAGCTCGCCCGCAAGACGCTCGCCGAGCTCAACCCGGCTTTTGCCGCGTGGGTCGACGAAGCGGCCGGGATGGTCCAGACAACGAAGGACGCCGCCGCGGCGACGCAGGCGCAGGCCGACGCGCAGCAGCGCTCGAACGCGATCCTCGCCGCCGGTCTACAGATACGGCAATACCTCAACGCGCAGGAGGCGAGCGGCGCGGACTACACCAGCCCGCAAAGCCGCTTGGAGGCGTCTCGAGCGCAGTTCCAGACACAGCTCGGCTTGGCCCAAGGCGGCGACGTCAACGCGCTACAAGGCATTACCGCGATTGCGGACGAGCTCCGGCAAGCGCTCGTCGGATGGTTCGCGAGCTCGGCGCCGGGCGCCGCGGAATGGGAGCAGGCGAAGGCCGCACTCGCCGCGCTTCCCGGCGTCCCGAACGCCCAGCAGACAAGCACGAACGCGATCGTCGAGGCGATTACGACCGGCGCGACCGCGACCGTGAACGGCGTCTCGGATGCGACAAGCGCGAGCGCTCAGCAGATCATCGGGACGACGATCGCGACGAACGCGGCGATCGTCGACAACGCGCGATCGACCGCGCGGGACATTGTCACCGAGACCGGCGCGAGTTCGACACGGATCGTCAATGCCGCGATCGACTCGACGAACGGGATCGTCCAGAACGGGATCGAGAGCTCGGCCAGGATCGTCGGCGCGACGACGACCGGCCTAAACCTCGCGACCGGCGCGACGCTAACCACCGGAGCGCAGATCGCCGCCGCGGCGAACAACACGGCGAGCGCGGTCGACTACAGCACCGCCGCGACCAAAAGCGGGACGATGGCATTACTCGCCTCGAACGAGGACAACGCGAGGACCCTCATTGCCGGAAGTAAAGAGGACACCTCGAACCTCTTGGCCCAGCAGGAAGCGAACGCCGGAGCGCTACTCTCCGCCAACGCGCAGCAGGCCGCGGCGCTGACGGCGCAGAACGAGCTAAACGCCGCCGCGGTCGTCAACACGACCAACACGACCGCGGCCTCGATCGTCGCGCAGAGCAATGCCTCGGCGCGACAGATCATCGACACGGCGACGGCGACCAGCGACGCAGCGCGCGCGTCGGCGAACGACAACACCGCACAACTAGCGTGGACCGCGAACGCGACGTCGGCCGAGGTCGCGTCCCGGAATGACAAGGCGGTCGCGACGCTAACCGCGACGACCGCGGCCGGGACGACGACCTTGCTGGCGCAGGGTAAAGACGTTGCAATGTCGCAAGCGGCGATAGCGCAGGCGACGACCGACACCACGGTCGCGGCGGCCTATGACAGCACGGCGCTGCTCGGATCGAGGACGGAGGCGGCCTCGGCGAACGTCGCGGCAACGACCCAGGCCGGGACGAACGCGCTTATCGCCAAAGGCGACGCGCAGATCGCAGCCCTTCAATCGCTCGCCGGAATAACAGTCGGCGACGTGCAAGTCGCGACCGCGATCTACAATTCGGCGGGATGGATCGTCGGCGACAACGCCGCCTGGAGCAATGCGATCTATCAGCAGATCGCTGCCTACTCGACCTGGGTAGTGCAATCGAATGCCGACTGGACGCTCGCACTTATCAATACTGTCGCCGCCTGGGGCAACGCGATCAACTACACCACCTGGGCGATGCTCGACGCGACGATCCGCACGATCCGCGATTGGAGCAACCTTATCAACTACACGACCTGGGCGGGCCTAGATACCAACTGGCGGGTTACGGAAGCGTGGGGGAACGCGATCGTCGGGACCGTAGCGGCTTGGGGGAATGCCACCTGCGGGACGATTGGCGCGTGGGGGAACGCCGAGGTCGGCAACGCCAACAACAACGCCGTGAACATCATCAACATGATCGCCGGCGCCACCAATAGCGTCACGAACTCGATTTTCGCCGCGGCGAATACCATGATTGCGGCGACGTACGGCGCCAACGGCTTGAACATGGCCGCGACGATTACTTCCGGCGAGGGCGTAATCGGCGCGATCGGGAGCATGAGCGTCAGCAACATTGCGGCGACCTATACCGCGGCGAACACCATCGTCGCCCAAGTCGCCGCGACCGGTAACTCCGGACAGGTCGCGGGCGAGGTCTCGTGGCTCCGTTCCGACAACAACTGGTGGCTGAGCGCGATCAACGGCAGCATCAATAATCTGACCGGCAACGAAGTCGCCTGGAACCAGAACCTCTACAACATCGTGAACGCGACCCGCGACACGCTGAATTATTGGTTTAGCCGCTGCTTCGACGAGCTTTTCCAGATACACGAATATATTCACCTCTTAACCGAGGTGACGATCCAGTTTGATATTTGGATGTCCGCGCACACTGATGCCCAGCACGACGCGCTCGTCTCGATCGAAACCGATCTCCGCCGACAAGCCTTTGGCTGATGCTAACCTACCTCGTCGAGATCGCGGCTTATGATACCGGCGCCGCGGCAGTGACGACGCTCCGCTTTAGCTCGCAGCCCTACCTTCACCCGACCGCGCCGGGACCGTACGACAACCGGCTTAAAGACCTCCCGACCTTCCGCCGCGATATCTTCGGCAAGAACACGACGGGCGGCGCTGGCGCCGTCAGTCAGGGCGACTTGACGATCGCGAACCCGGACGGCGAGCTCGACAATCTCCGGGACTTCGGCCTCGCCGGACAGGCGTGTTCGATCCTACTCGGCGACGATCAAGACCCCTATTCGAGCTTCGTCCCGTTTATTGTCGGACGTGTCGAACAGGCGCTGTTCGACTTCGAGACGGTCCGCATCCGGCTAAAGGACCGGCTCCAAGACCTTCAGCAGAACCTACAGCCCGACAAGTTCGCCGGAGACAACGTCCTCCCGGACGGGCTCGAGGGCGCCGACAATCTGAAGGGCAAGCCGAAGTCGAAAGCCTACGGGCAAGTCGGCAACGCTACCGTGGTCTGCGTGAATACGGCCCGGCTCGAGTTCATCGTGAATGACGGTCCCGTGCAAGACGTCCTCGCCGTCCGCGATGCCGGCGCCCTACTCTCCCGCGGCGCCAACTACACCGATCAAGCAGACATGGACGCGAACCAGCCGTCGCCCGGTCAATACCGGCTCTGGCCGGCCGGCGGTTACTTCCGTATCCGCACGAGCCCGACCGGCGGCGTTAGCGCGGACATCTACCAGGGACCCGGGGCCGCGGGCCGTACCGCCGCCCAGGTCGCGCTTGCGATCGTCACCGGGACCGGCGGCATCCCGGCCGGCGATGTCAATATGTCGGACGTCGCGGCGCTCGATGCCGACAACTCGTCAGTCGTCGGTATCTGGCTCGAGAACGAGACCAATTTTTCCGCGGCGCTCGATCAAGTGCTCGGGAGCGTTGGCGCGTGGTACGGCTTCGACCGGATCGGCCAGTTCCGTATGCAACGGATGGAGTCACCGAGCAGCTCGCCGACGACGACGCTGCGGAAGTTTGGTCTCGGCACCGACGCCGAGGTCGGCGACCTCGATATCCTCGACTGCCGCTTCCTCTCGACGAACGACCAAGACAAAGGCGTCCCGACGTGGCGCGTCTCGCTTTCCTATGCCCACAACTACACGGTCCTGACCGGGACGACCGTCGCCGGAAGCGTCAGCGATACCGACCGGACTTATCTCGCCGTCGCGGACCGGAACGTGATCTCGAGCGACGCTTCCGTCCAGATCGCGAACCCGCTCGCGGTTCAGAAAGAGGTGACGACGCTCCTCGCGAACCAAGCCGACGCGCAGGCCGAGGCCGATCGCGTCCTCGCGCTCTACAAAGTCCGGCGCGACTTTATCGAGATCGACACGCCGCTGACGCCGGAAGCGCTACAGTCGCTCGACCTCGGCCAGACCGTCCGGGTGATTATCGACCGCTTCGGCTACGATACCGGCCGCAACATGGTCATCACCGGCATGGAATATAATTCGATCCGCAACACCCTAATCCTGGCGCTGTGGGGCTGAGATATGCCTAACACCTCCGCCATCCTCGGCTGGCCGAGTAGCACCGAGGACTTCACCCTCGGCGGCGGCAACTGGCAGACCGCTTATCCGCGGGACAACTTGACACGGATGCCGCTATCGAAGGTCGCGCGGACGATCTCGCTCGCGGCGATCGACACGGCGATTGCGGCGACCTCGACCAATACGCGCCGCGTCGGTCTTATCGCGCTCGCGCGCCACAACTTTTCGCTACTCGCGACGATCCGGATTCGTCTCTACCTCGAAGCGGCGATGACGACGCTACTCTATGATAGCGGCGTCGAGGAAGTCTGGCCGGAGGTCTACCCGTACGACACCCTCGAGTGGGAGGACGACAACTACTGGACCGGCAAATATACCGACGCCGAGCTCGCCGGGACGACGTGGCTGTGGCTGTGGTGGGTCGGCTACGACTACAACGCCGCCGGCATCCGGATCGACATCTCGGACCCGACCAATCCGGCCGGCTACGTCCAGGCCGGCTATCTCGAGATCGCCGCTCAGTACCAAGTCGCTTATAATTTTTCGTACGGCGCGCAGTACGGCTTCCGATACCGGACCGTCACCACCGAAGCGCTCGGCGGCGCGAAGTATTTCGATGACCGGGCCAAGCCGCGCGTGTTCAAGGGGAGCTTCCGCTCACCCCACGACGAGGCGCTCGCGAAGCAATTCGAGATGCGGCGCCAGCGCGATATCTGCGATCCCGTCATATGGGTTCCAAACCCGGACGAGCGCGTCCATTGGGTCCGGACCGCGATGCTGGCGCAGTTCCAAGACCCCGGCATGTTTAGCTACTACGCCGTCGACATCGACGAGGTGCCGATCCAGCTCGAGGAGATCATCGGATGACGCGGGCTCGAAGTTTCTGATGATAGCGCCTCTGTCTCTCTTTTCGGAGGTGTGGTCGTTCAGCGTGCCTACGCTGCTCGGCTTCTTTGATCTTCAGGCGGTTTCGAGAATACCAGTTATCGCGAGTGGCTTTGCGGCGGTCTGGATGTCGAGCCACGTAGCGGGCCTGCCGCTTCCTGGCGTTTATAGGTTTCAGCGCCGCGCGTTCGGCGGCTCGCCTCGCTTTCTCGATCGGGTCCAACTTTCGGGTTTCTCGGTATCGGACACCGGCCAGTCGTACGCACTCGACACAGCCGCCGTTGTGGGTGTGTCGAAATGTAAGGTGTCCTTTTGGGCACGCCTTCCCGGTGAAATATACAGGCTCGCCTAATGCCTTTGCTGCGTAACGCTCGGCTTTCCGCATTGAGGCTCTCCTCATGACCCAAGTCCTTGTTAATGGTAATCTTTACTCCGACGATGGTAGCACGTCGAATGATATGCAGCATGGCGGACACCGGCAGCACCTCTTGCCGATGATCTCCGACATGATGACGGTGATGAACTCGCTACTCGGCGGCTCGTTCGTCATCAGCTTCGACTTTCAGCGTCCCGTAACCGGCGCGACGCTAAACGCCGGGACCGGCGTCGGCGCGATCGTCATCCAGCCCGCCGGGACGATCGCCACGCTTTTCGTGAAGACGCCACCAACGCCGAGCGACGGGCAGATTTTCGAGATATCGACCTCGCAGACGATCACCGCGATCGCGGTCTCCTGTCCGGACCCGCTCGACCACGTCGTCGTCGGCTCGACTATGCTTGTAGCCGGCGGCGGCATGTCCTGGCGCTACCACGCCGCCGACCGCACTTGGTATCGCCGCTTTTAACAACGGAGCACCCGCCATGCTTAAACCACTCGACGCACAGAACCTTCTCGCCTTCCTCGAGCGCGTGTCGGTCACGGGACCGCGCGAGGCCGGCGAGTATCTCCGCTGTTGTCAGCTATTGGTGACGATCGCCAACGAGACACAGGAGCCGGCCGCGGAGCCGAGCCGGCCGACGCTAGTCCCGACGCCTGCCGCCGACTAACAGGAAGGAAGCCCGATGCTCGCCTCCGGCCCGAACAACTACAACTCTCAATTCGCCGTCGCCAACGACGGCACCATCGCGCTGTCGACGACGCCGTTCCCGATCGGCGGCGGCACGATCACCGGGCCGGTCGTCATCAAGACCAACACCGCGCCAACGCTGCCGGCGCCGCTAACCGGGATGGTGCTTCAGCTTGGCGGCGTCGATGGGACGCCCACGCGTCTCGAAATCGACGGTTTCGCTCAGACCGGAGCGGTATCGTTTCGGCGCGCAGACGGGACGGCAGCGGTACGGACGGCTGTGCTGTCGGGTGAGATAATCGGCTCGCTTGGGTTTAGCGGCTACGGAGCCACCGGCTACGGAGAGCGGGCATATTTCAACGCGGGCGCGGCTGAGAATTGGACGGACACGTCGCAGGGAACGTTTTTTCATTGGTCAACGACAGCGAATGGGACGCTCGGCGCGCAAGAGCGGATGCGGATCGACCACAACGGCAACGTCGGCATCGGGACGACGGCGCCGGCACAGAAGCTGACGGTCAAGGTGGCGGCAGATCAGAATGTTGGGATTGCCAGTGGTGGGGCGGCTGCGGCGATTGCGGTCCTTAACGATGCCGGCAATACATGGATGCCGTTGCAGGTTAACGCTTCGGCTAACTGCTACATCTGTTCCGCCGCCGGCAACGTCGGCATCGGGACGACGACGCCGGGGGCGAAGCTCGAAGTAAAATTTGCTCCAGACCAGCGACTTCAATTTATGCCTGGGCCGGGGATTAACGTTCTTAATGATGCCGGCAACGCGTGGATGCCGCTTAGTTTAAGCTCCGCAGCCAACTGCTATTTATGTTCCGCCGCCGGCAACGTCGGCATCGGGACGACGACGCCGGGAGCACGGCTCGTCGTCAGCACTAACGCCGCACCAACGCTGCCGGCTGCGATACCGAGTGGAACCGTGCTGCAATTGTCGGGCGCGGATAATACCGTAAGCCGGTTTTTAGTTGACGGTTATGGTGGTGGTGGCGTCTCGCCGACGATCCACATGAGGGCATCGCGAGGAACTGCGGCGGCGCCCTCGGCTTTACAAGCCAACGATGTCCTCGGATATCTGCTCTGGAACGGTTACGGGGCTACCGGATACTCCGCAGGAAACCGAGCCCTTATTACCGCTCTCGCCGCACAAAATTGGACGGATACGGCGCAGGGAGCTTTTCTTTCTTTCAACACCACACTGAATGGGACGGCCACCAGCGTCGAAACGATGCGGATCGCCGACAGCGGCTACGTCGGCATCGGTACGACGGCGCCGAACAACAAACTTACTGTCGTCGGGGCGAGCACTCCGGCGAGTTTTGCTAATTCCGGTGGTGGCCTTTTTCAAATAAGCACGGGTACTGGCGCCAACACCGATAACATGCTTCTCTTTGGTGTTCACGACACTGATTATTCATGGATACAGGCGGCCAAGCCCGGGACTGATGTTCGAAATCTTGTTCTCAATTCAAGTGGCGGGAGGGTCGGGATCGGTACAATCTCTCCAAATTCTTTGCTCTCCGTTGCCGGCGCGGTTTCCATCGAGTCGACACAAGGGTTCAGCCTCAACGGTTATTATAACGGTGGCTGGGTTTACGCGACTGCCGGCACTATGGGCGCGATGAGCGTCAACCCCTTCGGTTATACTTTTTATGTAGCACCCACAGGTGCGGCCGGCGCCTCGGCGCCGCTAATCTCAGCGTTAACTATTGGCTCAAACGGTGGCTTATCACTCGGCGCGACTTACTCATCAACCTATATCCCGCCGGCAAATGGATTGATGGTGCAGGGCAATACTGGATTGGGCCTTCCTGGGCCGGCGAATAGGTTGAGTGTATTTGGTCAAACTGGGGCAGGCCCGCCTAATCCAATGTGTATTATGAGCGGTCCGGCTGGCGCAGACTCTGCGACAACAATGCTCCAGTTTAGCGATGGCGGATACACCATAACGGTTGGAGCAATCACACGGAACGGATCCAACACGGTAAACTACGGCACCGCGTCAGACGTTCGGCTAAAGAACGAAATCAACAATACCGAAACTGGCCTCGAAGCTCTTATGAAATTAAAAGTTTGTGATTTCGTGTTTATAGGAGATGACGACCGGAAGCATGGATTGATTGCTCAAGAGGTTATGGAAGTTTACCCGTGGGCGGTTCGAGCCGGTGGCGAAAGTGCCAATATGGAGCCGTGGCTACTTGATTACGGGAGATTGACCCCGCTAATTATCCGCGCGATGCAACAGCAACAAGCCGAGATACAGCTGCAACAGGCTCGCATCGAGACGCTCGAAAACATGGTGATGAAGGGGAGCGCGTAATGGCCGATCAAGTAACGATGACGTGGACCGATGCGACCGGGACTTACACCAACTCGTTCACGATCGAGAATCCCACGCTCGGGGATGTGAAAGCCGCCTACAGCAACCAGTTTGCCGCGATGGCGATGGGCGATCCCGGCGCAAGGGCGGTAAGCGACGAGGAGTTCTATACCAACCTGTCGCAGCGGCTAATCAACGACACGCTCAGCTTCGCGCAGGGCTACAAGCACCAGCAGGCGATCGCGGCGGTCCCGCCGATCGAGATCGCCGAAGCCGCGCCGCCCGCGCGGAGCGCGCCGAAGAAATGACCGACCCGGCGCCGAAGCAACCGGCGCCGACCGGCCTCGCCGGTTATATCGCGACCGTCCTCGGCTATATCGACACCCCGTGGAAGCTCGGCGCCGTCGTCGTCCTCTTTGTCGTGGGCGGCGTCGGTTGGGTGCTTTACGACAAGCGCGAGCAGCTCCTCGAGGCGTGGCTTACGCCGTCCTCGGTGGCGCTAAAGACGGCCGACGTACCGGCGGCGCTCGAGCAGCTGGTCGAGACGACCGGCGCCGACTTGATCCAGATATGGGAGATCGACCTCTCCGCCAATGTGCAGCGCTTTGTCGGTGCTCGCCGGCACGACGGTCAGCGGCCGGTAATCCCGGAGCCGCGGCGCCTCCCGGTTATTACGGCCCGCTCGGATATAAAGGTGTTGGTCGACGTCCTCGGCGGTCGTCCGGCCTGCGCCGACATATCGCCGACGACGCACTCGCCGGTCGTCGCCCGGCTTGCCGATCGCGGCTTTAAGAGAGGCTGCGCCGTCCCGATCCCGCCGGGACCGGACGCCTTCGTCGGCATCATCTATATCGCGTGGGTAGCCGCGCCCGAAGCGACCGCCGAGGACGTCGCGGTCCAGGCGGCGCGCGAGATCGCCTCGAAGCTGGCGCACTGAATCGGAGACAAGGTCGGATGGAGCTAACTGAACTGTCGATCGTCGGGACGCGCTGGCACGCGACCGCGATCGACGACGGCGTCGTCGGAGGCCGGCTTACCGAGTTCCCGGCGTATCTCCCGCGGGACGAGGTCGTCGCCGGGATCAAGCGGCAGCATCCGCGCATCCTCATCCGCGGGACCGCGGAAGGGATACCGCAACCGCGCGCGGCGACGTACTGGGTCGACTATCTCGTCTTGCGAGCCAAGCTCGATCGCAGGGAACGCATAGGAGCAGGGTAAATGCTCGGGACCGTATTGATCGTCGTTCTAATCGTCCTCCTACTAGGCGCCTTCCCGGCGCCGTACAATGCGGGTTGGCAGACGTACGGCTATTTTCCGAGCGGCCTGCTCGGCGTCGTCCTGCTCGTCGTCCTCATCCTGTTGCTGCTCGGGAGAATATGAAAATGTCGTGGATCGCCGACGACGCCGACGCCTACGCCGGGCAGGTCGTCGCCAACGGCCAGTGCGTCCGCTTCGTGCAGGAGTGCGCCGGCTTACCGCATACCTCGCGCTGGCACCCGGGCGAGCCGGTCCGCGGCGCCGCGATCGAGCCAGGGACCGCGATCGCGACGTTCGATCCTGACGGACGCTACGGCAACCACACCGACGGTCGATCGCATGCCGCGATCTTCGTCGCCGAGACCGCGGACGGTCTACTTGTTTGGGATCAGTGGGTTCGGCATCCGGTCGCGCAGCGCGTGATCCGGTTCCGCGGCGGCAACGGGCGCCGGGTCAACGACGGCGACGCCTTCTGCGTTATCGAAGGCGCCGACTAAGCTATTTTTTAATCAAGGTTTGTAGCGCTGGTGGCAGCGGCGTCGGCTGGTGCGCGTTGGCTCGCCGCTCTAGGTCGCACGGGATTTTCGATATCGACGCCGTCAAGTCGATTAGCTCTTGTCCCGAATGACCCTGACTTCGCAAAATCGCCATCGTGCTACGGACGTCTTGCTCTTTGGGCCGACACTCCTCCGGCGCTTTGCGGCCTATATCCGGAGCATTGGAAATCATCAGGGCTCCGGCCGCGGCCAACGCTAGGCAAACCAATATCTTTTTCATCCCAGGCTCTCCGACCGATCAAAAAGTCGATCGTGCGCACATAGCGGGCTTCCGGGATCGCCGCTTGATAATCCCTGCCAAAAAATTGATTTCGGTCCCGCGTCCCGATCAAGCGCGGCGACGGAGCTCCTCGACGATCGCGCGCATCAAGGCGATCTCGCGCTCCGCTTTCTCCGGCGTCATCCGCTTCGTCGCGATCCTCCGCGGATAGACGAACTCCCGGAAGCGGACCTCGCGCTCCGCGCAGGCGACGAGCTCCACGATCGTCGGCGGGAATAGGTCAGCCATCAAGGCGCCCCTTCGCCTGCTGTGCGGCCCTTGGGTACTCCCGACCAAGGAGGTAGGTCCGGGCCTCGGTCATCAACGGTCAGGCGAAGGGACCGGCATCTTATATCAAACATCTTGCCGCTGCCTGCGCTGCCTGCGCCGTCGATTGTTATACTGCCGGCGTTCCGCGCCTCGCAGCAGTCGCGTCGAGCCGTAGACGGCTATATACAGCGCGCGCGTTTCGGCCCGCCGCCGTCGATCCTTCTGCCGTCTTTCGTCGCGGTCAGCCATCGCGGAGCGGCGCCTCCGATTCGGACGGTTTACATTTTTCGCCGAAAATGACCTGACCCTTTCCGGAGCCGGTCCCGGCGCCGTCTAGCAGGCTAAGGAGCGGCGCGGGCCGTAGCGGCTGCGGACGCGCTTCAGCCTGCTCTTGCGCGTCCCGCAGGCCGCGAGCGCAAACGTCGGCGCCAACGGAGCCCGGCGCATTCTCGACGTCGGCGAGGCGGATGCCCATAAGCTCGCAATAGTCCGCGGCCCATTGCAGCGTCCGCGGATCGAGCCAGGGCGGGAAGCTAGACATCAATCTGGTCTTCATCGACGGGACAAATAAACCAGCCTTCGCCCAGGAGCTCGCCCTCGGTAAACGACAACACTGATAAACGTCGCGCCTCGCTCTCGGAGAGCGTCAGAGATTTCGAGCATCGTCGCCATATCGAGGTCGATCGGATCAAGCGGCCGGCGCTCGATCAAGTCGGCCTCGAGGCCCGGCGGCCTCGTCTTCCACCTACGGACGGGGTCTTTCATCGCCATTTACGGTTTACCAGCTATCTTGTAAGCGCTTGACAACGCTATGGGCGTTTGGGCCGATAGTTTGCAAGCTCGCTGGCGCGCTATAAGGGTTTCACGGATGTTTCCCGCTAATCCCGCGTTATCGGTAAAGCGGAAGCCGCCGTCAATAAAATCAATCATTTGGGGCGCCAGTTTGCAAACTTTCCGCGGCCGGTTTGCAAACGGCTCGCCGGATTATCCGGAAAACCTCCGCCGCGACTTTCCAATCCAGCTCCATGTCCATGTTGACCCGAAGCCTCGCCTTATCAGGCGGCTCGACCCCGATCGTCGAGGACATCGACAATTCAAATTCGTCGCTCATCAGTGGACCGCCTCGACGCTAATCGTCAGCGTCCATCGACCTTCGCGCTCGTCGACGCCGGCCTCCGCGTTGATGACGTCCATCTCCGCCTTGTTTGGTAAGCGGAGATAGCCGACGACCGGATCGACGCGCTCGCCGGTCGTCGACCACCATGCGGTTCCATCCCAACGGCCGAAGTCGGTATCCGGCCGCTCGCGGGGATTATCCGGCGCGGCGAGCAACAGGACGCAGGGACCGAAGCCGGCCTCGTCCGGCGGCTCCGCAACCGGCCGGAGGACGCCGATCTCAATAGTCGGGAGCATCCCCTCCCGGATCGCGTCTAGCCGCTTGAATTGAATCCGGACGAAATAGCTCATCGCGGCGCCTCCCGGTAGCGCGCGACCGCCGCCTTGTAGGCGTCGCTCTCCGGGAGCGGTCCGGTATAAGCGACGAACTCCGGAGCGTCGGCAGCGGCGGCGCCGAATTGAATGGGCCAGAGGACGTCGACCGGATCGCGTCCGTTGCATTCGAGATTGAACGGCGCGAACAGATGGAGCCACGGTCCCGGTCGACCATCGACGATATCGACCTTGAAGTGGTCTTCCGGCGTCGCCCATTCCGGCTTACGGACGCGCGCGATCCCGCGCGCCGCAGCTTGGTTTAGGGAGATCAACTCCATCACGGCTTGGCCCCATAGCCGCGCATATAAGCGGCGAAGTTTTCCTCGCTTGAAAACTCGTGGCGCTCGCAGGCGTCGAAGCCCTTCGCCGCATCGCGCTCTCCATCAGCCTCGAATGTCTCCGGCGCCTCCCGGCAAAGCTCGATCCGGCGCGCGACGACTTGCGGATTACAAGCGTCGCAGCACCGGCCGCGCGCGATCGGGTAGGCGTTGTGGCCGTAGCCGATTATCGCGCCGTCGCATAGCTCGCAAGCCGGCGCCTCGACGATCTGCGTCGCATAGCCGAAGGCGAGCGAGATCAAGCCGGCCTCGTCCGGCTCGATCGCGAGCAGATCGTCGTTGCCGTCGTCCGGATATCCGGCCTCGAACCACGCGACGATATCCCGGAGGACCGCGGGAGTTACCGCGACGTTATCGAAGCCGTTCCACCGCGAGCCGTACGCGAAGCCGGCGAACGGCGGCGAGTCGTCGAAGACGAAGAAGCACGGGGTCATTGGTCGTCCTCGCAGGCTTCCTCGCCGGCCGCGTCAGCCGGCGAATAGCCCTTCGCGTACATCGCGAGGACGCGGCCCTCGTCGTAGGCGCCGCAACCCATATCGGCCATACAGCCGGCGAATTGCTCGAACCACTCGTCTTTATCCATCATCATCGCGAGAGCTCCTTCGATACTAAATCGGCCCGCTCGCGAGTAGCGCGCCATTGCGCCTCGCCACGGTCCATCCCGTTCCACTTCACGCGACCGTCGACGAGGACGCACCAGCTATAGCCGTCGTCTCCGCCGATCTGCCGCGAGGTTACGCGCCGCTCGATGCGGCGTAGTTGTCCAGGCTTCACGTTCTTATCCTTCCAGTTCGATATTTGCGGCGCCGTACTCTTGGCACCGCGCGCAGACTTTGCGGTGCCGGCGCTCGAACGACGAACAAATATCGTCCGTGGGCGCCCCCATCGCAGCGGTCATAGGATCGTCGAATAGGCTCCGCATAAAATCCGCGACCGCGGGACAGTCCGGATCGAGCGGCGCGCGATAGGCGCCGGCCATCACGCGACCTCCCGGAGCGCGACCGCGGAGCGCTTGCGCCGCTCAGCGAGGACGCCAGCTTGCGCGCGGACCGCGGCGCGCGTCTTGTTATGCTTCTTCCCGTAGACCCGCGTGAAGACGCGCTCGTCGAGATGTCCGGTCACTTTCATCGCGTCTTGGTTCGCGACGCCGGTATCCATCGCGTCGGTTACGAACGTCGAGCGCGCGGCGTGGATCGTAAAGTCGGCCGGGAGACCGGCGTCGATCGCCCAGCGGCGCCATTGCTTGCCGAAGGTCGAGGACTGAAACGGCTTCCCGTATTGATTGCGGAGGAACGGGAGCGGCGAGCGGCCTTGCAAGTCGACGACGGCGCCGTCGTCCGCGAACGCGGCGAGAACGTCGGCCATAACCGGATCGGCGAAGACGTTCGCCGTTTGCGGCGTCCCGGTCTTCATCCTCGTAATCCACAAGACGCCGTCCGTGATATGGGCCGGCGAGAGGACGATAAGCTCCGCGCGCGACAAGGCGAATTGATAGGCGAACTCGAACGCGGCGCGCGCCATCGTCCCGACCGGATAAGCCGCGCGCCACATCGCGACCTCGTCGTCGCTATAAGGCCGGTGCGAATTGCTCTCGATCTCTTGATGGTCGAGACCGCCGAGCAGATCGTCCTTAACCCAACCCCGGAGCCGGCCGATTTTGACGACCGCGGCGAGGACGGACAGGAAGGTATTCGCCTGAGCCTTGCGGCCGGACTTAACGACGTTGTCGTGGAGCTTAAAGATCGCCCAGGCCGGCGTCTTCCGCATCATCTCGTCGCCGCAAGTCGCGCGGAGCAGGCCGATAAATTCGCGGTACGCTTTCTTAGTATTGTCGGCCTTTTCGGCATACTTCGCGGTATCGAGATAATCGTCGATCGCGCGGTTCCACGTCCCGATCTTATATCCGGACGGCGCCGGCCCTTCGTCCTCGTCCGGCATCGCCGTCCCGTCGCGAGCGGCTTCGTATTGCTTCCGGAACAAGCCGGCTTGCCGGATCGGGTCCGCGGTTATCGCGACCGTCCGGCCGTCCCGGCGGTAATAGCAGCGCCGCTTCCCGTAGCGGTCGACCATGAAGTGGACGTGCGGGAATTGCGCCTTATCAGCAGCGGACCTTTTTATGCGGTAGGGCATTCAACCTCTCCAATATGCGTCGACCGGCTTCCGTCTCGCCGCCCTCTAGCGGCTCGACGTCGTCGCGATCGCTTGTAAAGACCTCGACGCCGTCCTTACGGACGACAACTCGAGCGACCGATTTACCCGCCGCCTCGACCGCCTTGATTGCGGCCGTAACGTCTCGTTGTCGGAAAGTAAGTCGATCACGTGCCATAATTAGGCTGTCCCGTTTGGAGTTTGCAAGTTTTAGTACCTTCAAGTTCCGCGGCGTTTCAGTCTCGACGAGGTACAAATCATATCGGGTCCATCCCGGCGTCGGTTGCCTCGTCGATCCACTCCTGAACCGCCGCGAACGTCTCGAGACCGCCGACGCGGCGCCGCATTCCCTTCAGCCAAGCGCGATCGTCGGGATCGCCGAGAAGGTGTTCCCAGGCCGGCGCGTCGATCCATTGCCGGAGATAGGCGCGCATCGCCGCGATCTGAATCGGCGACATGCTGCCGGCGAGGTATGCCTCGACCGCCGGCCGGAGGATGCCGGTCGTCTCGTACGGCCAGAAGTGCGGATCGGTCCCGTAGGTCATCGCCAGACGATTCTTTCCGGAAAGAATACCGCCGGGCCAAAGATCGCCGGCTGATCCTCGGCCCGGCCTGGGTCCGGTTCGTGCATCATCCAATTGCGGCGGTAGAGCTCCGTCGCCGGCTCGTTGCGCGGCAGGAAGTACAAGGCGCTGGTTTCATCGACGAACATATCGCGGTAGCCGTCTTCGCCGAACCACGGCAGCTCGGCGGCATAGACCCGGACATGCTCGAAGTTGCTGGTGCCGAGCAACGGATCGAGAACCGCATGCAATTCGGCAACCGTGGGGTCGCCCGGCAATTCGACCTCGACTTGCTGCGGCGGCTCGAACGGCCGCAGGACGACGATGTTCGTCTTCATCGTCCGCGGCCCGACCGCTCGCGCTCCGGCGCGACTTGCGGCGGGTTCCAGGCCGCGACCTCGGTGCCGAGGGCGTCCTTTACCGCGACCTCGAGGGTCCGCTTCATCAGCGCCATAAACCCGTCTTTAATCCTTCCGCTCGGCTCGACCGCGATCCCCATCCGGATCGAGCCAAGGAGGATGGCGCCCTCCATGCTCGTTTGGCGCGGCGCCCAATAGGCGTTCCACATTTCGCCCTCCTCCCGGAACGCGAGTCGACCGGCCTCGACGTTCTTCGTTTTCATGCCTTGGCCTCCGGCGGCGGGAGTTCGCATAGCCGTCGCGTCACGGCGTGACGCAAGAGCATCAATGCCGATTCGCGCTCGTGGATCGCTTCGAGCAACCGCTCGAGGTCGTCGCCGACAACGTCGACGCCCAGGAGCGCGGCGCGATCGAATAGGTCCGGCTTCATGGCGCCGCATCCCGCGCGCGGAGGACGAGCTCGGCGATTGCCATCTTTGTTGCCGCCGATCCCCACACGCTCATGATCTTCCGGCCGGTTGCGTCGACGATATAGACGTGACCCGTCCCGTCCGGCTCGCCGCGCCGCGCGGTCGTCTCGTAATGCCACGGTCCGGCCGGGAGCTCCGCCGTCGCCATGCCGTCGCCGGCCGCGTCACTTTTTGCCATCTCGTTTGAGGTCGTCACGCCGCCTCCGCTGCCGCGCGGAGCGGCTCGATCAAGCCGCGGTCGAGCCAGTACGATCGACCGAGCCCGGCGTCGGCGAGGTCCGGTACTTGCTCGCGCCGGCCAGCGCTCATGGTAACGATCGCCGGGATCGCGGCATCCTCGAGCATCGCGAACAGTTCCGACCGCGCCGGTCCGTCGAGAATGTCCGCGGCGTCGACGATGACGAGCGCCGAGCCGTCGAGCTGGGCCATCGCGATCTGAAGGACGACGCGCGTCCGGAACTGCTCCGAGGCGGAGGCGAGCCCGTAATGCCGGCCGCGGTAGAGAACCTCGAGGTCCGGCGAGATTGTAACCTCGCCCCAACCGGCGGAGCGGCAGAGAGCGGCGAGCGGTCCGGCGTTGAAAGCGTCGAGGACCCGGATTAGCTTCTTCGCGCGGAGCCCGTCCGGCGCCAGGATGGCGAGCAGCGCCTCGTTATCGACGACCTTCTGGTGGACGTCGTCGGCCTGCCGCTTGGTCCGGACCTCTTGAAGCCGCCGCTCCGCTGCGCCTAGCGTGGCTCGAGCGCGTTCGAGGTCCGCGCCGGAGGATACAGGCGGCGAGTTTTCCAGCGTGCTACGGGCTGCGAGCGCGGCTTGTAGGGCATGGTCTGCGTCCGCGCGCCGGACCTGTGCGGTCCCGAGGTCGCCGCGGCGCCGGGACATCTCGCCATCCGCACCAGCAATCGCGAGCCGGCGCTTCTTTAGCTCCGCCTCGTCGACAAGGTCCGGCGGCGCTTTCTCGAGGACGGTCTCGACCAAGTTCCGCCGCTGAACGAGCACCAGGCCCCCGCAATGCGGACACGGGATTTCGCCGCCGCCGGCGACAGCCGGCAGGCAAGCGGCGCGGGCCTCGACCGCTTCCGCGAGCGTCTTCTCCGCCGCCTCCGCGACCGCGGTAGCCCGAGCGAGTTCCATCCCGGCGTTGCCGGCGCCGGCCGCGAGACCCTCGAGCCGCTTTCGATCCTCGCCGGAGACCGCTGCCACCGCCACCGCTTCCTCGAACTCCTGGCGAGCGGTCTCGACCTCCGCGACAAGCTGCTCGATCGAGCGCGGCTCGTCGGCGAGGTCCGGCCGCCACATCGACGCGACCTTCGAGCCGTAGTTCGCTCCGGTTATCTCGCGCCACCGGCCTTTGAGCTCCGCGCCGCGATCGCGCCGGACTTGGTGCGCGCCGTCCCAGCCGCCGCGGACTTGGATCAAGTCCCACACAGCCTCGACGACCTCCGGAGACGATTTCTCCGTCAGGTCCGCGAGCGCTTGGTCGAGGTCGTCCCGCGTCGGCGCCGCGTGGAGGTATGTCGACATAACTGCGAGCCGGTCCTTGTCGCCGCGGTCGACGATCGACTTAAAGCCGACCGCGTAGACCGACGCCTCCGGCGGCTCCGCTTCGGTCCGTCGAGCGCACGAGGGCCAGTCAACGCGAGCGGTCCCGGTATCGGACTGAACCGTCGCCGCCGCGACGTCGCGGCCGGACCGGATCATCACGCCGGCCGAGCTCCGGTTGACGCCGGCAACCGGCAACGTCTCGCCGCAAAGGACGCAGCCGATCGCCTGGGCGAGCGACGTCTTGCCGGAGCCGTTCCGACCGCCGACGAGTGCAATCGGCGAGACGACGAGGTCGGCCCGGTCGATGCCGCGGAAGTCGCGGACGCGCGCTTCGATCATGCTAGTTCCCCGCGTAGCTTACGGTCGAAATAATCAATCGCGGCCTTGCCGCCGGCTAATACCCGCCTCGCTTCGGGACGTTCCTCCGTCGGCAACTCGTCGATCCGGCGCTCTACCTCCTCGATGGCTGCCCTCGCCTCCGGGATTAAGTCGAGTACCCGCCACCGCTTCCCATCTAGCGCGGTCCGCACTGCCCGCGTCGCCATCAGTCGAAACTCAACCGGCGAGCGGCCGAGGCCGGCGGGTCTTGCCGCGGCGCCTCCTCGGACGGCGGATCGACCTCGACCGGCGGCTCCGGCGCCTCTACCGGCGGGGGATCGCCCTCGTTAGTATCTTTGCCGCCGGCATCGCTTCTCGGCCTCCCGCGGCCTCTCCGCGGCGCCGCGGCTACCTCCCCTTGTTGCGGTGCCGGCGCTGCCGCCTCGGCGAGCGGCGGCCGGATAATCTCGAACCAGTCGAGCGGCTCGCTCATCCCGTCGCGCAGCGAGGTAAATATCTTCCGGAGCGCGACGACCTGGGCCGGCCGGACCGCATCGAGCCGGCGCTGTATCCGTGCCTCGATCTGCGCCGGGCTGACGCCGAACTCGGCGAACGCCTCGAGCAGCTTCTTCACGCCTTCCGGCGAGACGTCGGCCGCGGCTTGCATCGTCCGCTCGCATTGCTCGAGCGCGGCCTCGGTCACGTCGCCGGGAATAACCGTCAGCAGGACGGCGCGCTTCCGACGCTGGCCGAAATTCGCAATCAGTTCGTAGATGTCGCGCTCGTCTTGCAGTTGGTAGCCGCCCGACTTGGTATCGCGCCAATGCCTAACTTGGAATTGCCGCTCGTCGTAGTAGCCCGACTCCAAGTCCCAAGCGTACGCGACGCACTCGCTATATTCGCCGGACCTCGACATCTCTTTGATACCGGAGGCGATATTGCCCCACCGCTGCGCGATTGCTTCCGCGAGCCGGATCGACGGACCGCGGATATCGGTCCCGCCGCGCGCGTATTGGTAGATGGCGTGATCGGCGAGCGTCGGCCGGGTGCAATCGTTGAGCAGCTTCTCCATCGCGCGGATCGGGTCGCGCGGGTTCGCTCGCGCGATCCACATCCGAGCCTGGACTTCCGCGATCGCTCGTTGGGCCTCGACCGCGACGATCCCGCGGTTGCCTCCCGCGTTCGCCGCGATCTCGCCGGACGAGAACGGGTTCGCGTCGCGCGGCGGAACGAGCGCCGGCCGGGTCGAGGTTACTGCTGTCTGCGCCATCATCGACTTCCTTTCGTTTTTAGCGTTCGCGCGGACGCGGTCCCGCTGCTTCATGTAGAGACGTTGGACAGGCGTCATCGCTCATCGCCGGCATCATTCGGGAAATTAAGTCGAGCAAACTCTCCAAAATATTTTATCGCCGCGGTATCGTAAGCGCGTGCCGCACCTGCCGCGGTGTCGTGGTATCCGCACCAGATCAACTTGCCACCATATTCAAGGGCTGCTTGGTAGCGTCCTTCGCGCTTGCTAAACGACACTCCCTTGAACCCGGTAGTATTGTTCATCGAAATACGTTGATTGGCGCCATTTTGCGAAGTGCTCGCCACCCGCAAATTATCGCGACGATTATTTAGTCCGTCGCCGTCCCAGTGATCTACCTTTTGTCGAGGATCGGCGCCGATAATCAATCGGTGCATTGCGACTTTTGCGAACGGCTGTCCGCGGGAAGAATAAATTCCGGTTCGAGCATAAAACGTACGATTGTCTTTTTCTGCATACCATTTGAACGCAGCGACTAAGTGATAGTCTTCGTCATCAACAATCGCCGACATACCTCTGGTAAGAGGGATTACTTTTGTCATTCCTTTACCCTCCACTCGTTGCAGAAGGAATGCGGCCCGGTAACACCCCAGCACGGACAATACTTTTCCGCGCATAACATGCTCGATGGGTTCGCTAAGAAGCTCCAACTATCGCCCGGCAGGATGCGCCGCGCCGGATCGCCTTCGCGGAACGTCCGGAGGTCGCTCTCGATATGCCGGATGATGTTCGTCGCGGCCGACTCCGCCGCCGCGATCGCGACCGGGACCGAGACGGGATCGGGCTGCGGCTTCGCGAGCGGCACCCGCGGCACCCAGTCGATCGACGCTTCCGTTATGTCGAGCTTGTGGCTTCGCGCGAGCAGCGAGTAGCCGCCGAGTTGCGGCGCGTGGCTACCAAGTCGGGCGCCGGTCTTTAGATCGCGGATCGAGCCCGGCTCGCGCGCCACGATATCCGGTTGCCCGCTCAACACGAGGCCCGGCGCGATCTCCGCCTCGAGCCGTTCCTCGACCAATATCGGATCGACGCTCGGCGCGACCGTTCGCCAGTAGCCGCGCGTCATCCTCGAGGTCTGCTGCTCCGCGGTGTTCCGGTTGTGCGTCGCGCCGCGCGGTCCGTCATACTCGATCTCGGCGTGACCGATCTGGTCCGCGAGCTCGTAGACGGCGCAGTCGATCGCGCGACCTTCGCTCGGGAGCTCGCCGGTTTTTGCCTTCACGTCGAAGCAGAGGGCCGCGGCGCGATGGACCGCGGTCCCGACCGCGGCGCCGATCCCGCGGTTCGTCGAGCGGAGGACGAAGCCGGCGTCGCGGATCACGCGCCAGAACAAGCGCGCGGCGCCGCGGCGCGGACAGTCCGGATAGCCGGTAAGCGACGAGACCCGGATGATAATCGGATCGCTCACAAGCCGGCCCTTTTTGCCAGTAGCTTTAGCGTATCCTCGTATTCGCGACGCATTCTGAAGTATTCCGACGTAATTTTGCGGTGAATAGCGACGCCTACATCTAATCCCCACGTAACTACTAAGACCTTATGACCGGGGATGGCCGTTGCGAAGCGCGCTTGTAAAACCTCTGTCTGCTCCTGGGTTAGCGGAAGCGGACATTTAACCACGACGATATCGTCCGGTTTTAGCCGGAGCTTGGTGATCTCGACTTCGATATCTTCTAGTTTCATAGCCAGCACGCCGGGATACTTCGCAGGACCGCGACCGCGGCGCCGATCGCGACGCCCCAGGCGACGAGCGCGATCCCGACGATCACGACCGCGCGAGCGGTAAACGGGAGACGGCAATCGCGCACGGGATCGTCGATCACACCGCACCTCCGACGAGCTTCGCGAGCCAGCGGATCGAGCGGTTGAGCCCGTCGCCGTTGTGGCTGTAGTAGGCGCCGACCGCGGCCCGGCTCGCGTCGATAAGCTCGTCGCCGAGTAACCGGGGGATCGCCTGCTCCGGCCTTACCGGCTTGTCGATATAGGCGGCCGGCCTCGGCTTCCGGATCGCCTCGTCCATTAGGAACTGCTCGTCGCGCTTCGCGCGGTAAAGGTCGGCGGCGCTCATCCCCATAACATCACGGCGAGCCAGACGAGCTCGAGGACGAGGATCGCGCCGAGCGTCGGGATCAACCGGAGCCGCCGCCGCCGCCGGCATTCCGTCAGGGAGAGGACGCCGGTCACGGCTTGGGCGTCCGGCGCCGCGGCGCGAGCGGCAGGTCTTCTAACTTCTTGCCATTAACTTGTTGTAATCGTGATGATTTTTGCGGCGGGGGGGGG